TAACATACAAAAAATAACATACAAATATTTATTAAAAAAGAAGAAACTATGGATGCAAAAACATTAGTTAAAGTTTTGAAACAAGTAGTACGAGAAGAGGTACGTTCTGTTATTAAAGAAGAACTTACTGAAATCTTAAAAGAAGGGTTACAACCAATAATTAATGAAATAAAAACTAAAGAAACAATTAGTAAATCATCTTTAGAACAACATCAACAAATTTGGAATGAATCAACACCTGCAGGACCGAATAAAAGAAAAACAGTTAAATTTAATAAAACTGGCTTTGCTGATATTCTAAATGAAACAGATTCACTAAAAGAACAGAATCCGTATGCTTCATCAATGAATCAACCATTAAATGAAGATATTGCGATGACATCAGCGAATGCTCAAAGTTTTGGCTATGTACGAGAAAAGATGCGTTCGCAGATGATGGGAATATCTGCACCGCAAGTAATAGCAGACCCAGAAACTGGTAAATCTATGCAAGTAGACCCAGTAGTTGCAAAAGCAATGACACGTGATTATTCAGCTTTAATGAAAGCTATGGATAAGAAAAAAGGTAGAGGTTAAGTAAATGGCATATAAAATTGAATCGAGACAATTACAATCTGCAGTTGATACACCAATTGCTATAAAGTTACAATTCGATTCATCAAAATTATTTACGCCTTCTTTTACAACTAATGAACAAGCTGTTTCAAACTTAAAAAATTTATTATTAACTAGAAAAGGTGAACGAATTTTTCAACCAAATTTTGGAACTAATTTATTAGATTTAATATTTGAACCAAATACAGATGAATTAGTTGGTTTAATACAAGATACAATACAAGAAGCAATTTCAGTTTGGTTACCATATATTATAGTAGAACAAATAGATGTAGTTACGGCCGATCAAGACCCAACATTAATTCATCAAGTTCAAGTTACTATAAATTTCACAGTTACTAATACAGGATCTGAACAAAAAATTACAATTATTGCTAATGAAAATGGAAATTTTGAAGTAGCTGAGGCATAACAATGGCAAATGAAATAAATAAAGATGTAACGTATTTAGGTAAAGACTTCGGCCAATTTAGAAAAAATCTAATTGATTTTACCAAACAATATTTTCCAAATACATACCAAGATTTTAATGAGTCATCTCCTGGGATGATGTTTTTAGAATTAGCATCGTATGTAGGTGATGTTCTTTCATATTATGCAGATAATAATCTTAAAGAATCTTTCTTACAACACGCACAAGAAGAAAATAATGTGTTTGATCTAGCCAGATCATTAGGATATAACGTAAAAGGTTCTGTTCCTGCATATACAACATTGGATGTATATCAATTAGTTCCTGCAACAGGTACTGGAGATAATGTTGCTCCGGATTATCGTTATGCATTAAGCATTAAACCTGGTATGCGCGTAAAGTCAGAAACAAGTGATGCTGCATTTAGAACATTAGACGCAATAGATTTTGGGTTTTCATCATCATTTAATCCAACTGAAGTAACAATATATGAGACAGATTCTACATCTAATATTCCAGTATATTTTCTTTTAAAGAAGTCAGTTAAAGCAGTAAGTGGTACAGTTAAAACAACTAGATTTAATTTTACAACACCACGTGCGTATGATAAAGTTGTTTTACCAGATACTAATGTTATAGAAGTGATTTCAGTTACTGAATCAGATGGGGATAATTGGTATCAAGTTCCATATTTAGCACAAGATACAGTATTTGAGGAAGTCATTAATGTTGCAGAGAATGACCCGGATCTTAGTATATATAGGTCATCTGCACCATATTTACTTAAAATGCGAAAGTCATCTAAACGATTTGTTACTAGACTACGAAGAGATAGAAAATTAGAATTACAATTTGGAGCTGGTGTATCTGATAATAATGATGAAGAAATTATTCCAAATCCAGATAATGTAGGAAATGGATTAGCCGGATTTAGACGGGCGATAGATATTGATATTGATCCATCAAACTTTTTATATACGAGAGCATATGGACAATCTCCATCTAATACAACGTTAACTGTTACATATACTGTAGGAAATGGATTTTCTGATAATGTAGATTCAAATGTATTAACACAAATACAATTTGTTAGTTATGATGATGATGTAAATGCAGACATCTCAGGCGGCGTTTTAAACTTTGTAAAAAATTCATTAGCTATTAATAATCCATCACCAGCAATAGGTGCTAGATCTGTAGATAATATTGAAGAAGTAAAAAATAATGCAGTAGCTAATTTTGCAACACAGAATCGTTTAGTAACAAGAGAAGACTATATTATACGATCATATTCAATGCCAGCTCGATTTGGTAGTGTTGCAAAAGCATATATTGTGCCAGACGATCAGATTGCACAAGAAGAAGCTGAAGAACGAAGAGTAAAAAATCCATTAGCGATGAATCTTTATGTATTAGGATATAATTCTTCAAAGCAATTAGTTAATTTAAATGATGCAGTTAAAGAAAATTTAAAAACATATTTAGACCAATATCGAATAATGACTGATGCAATAAATATAAAGAATGCATTCATTATTAATATTGGCATTGATTTTGAAATTACAGTACGTCCAAATTATAATAGTAATGAAGTATTATTGAGATGTATTGATAGAGTAAAAACATACTTTGATATTAGCAAATGGCAAATTAACCAACCTATTATAAAAACAGAAGTACTAAATACTATTGCTAACGTTACCGGAGTTCAATCTGTGATAGATATACGATTTAAAAATTTATATGATACTTCATTAAATTATTCGGGTAATGTTTATAGTTTATCTTCAGCACAAAAAAATGGAGTAATATATCCTTCATTAGATCCTTCAATTTTTGAAGTTAAATTTCCTAATAGAGATATTAAAGGAAGAGTAGTATCAGTGTAATAAGATATTTATATAAAAAGAGGATGATCTAAATGTTTAGAATATTTTATGCAGAAAAAGATGCTACATTGTATGAAACGGTACCAACATTAAATACTGGTATTGATGAAATACTAGAAGTAGGAAAACGATTGAATACATTAGGCGATGCATATGTACGATCTAGATCGCTGATTAAGTTTGATATGTCTGAAATTTCAGATACATTAACAAAATATTCTACAACATTAGATTCATGTAAATTTGTATTACAATTATATACATCGCACGCAAAAAATTTATCATCAGATTACACAATTAATGCAAAAATAGTTTATGATTCTTGGATTAATGGCACTGGATTTGAAAATTCATCGCCATCAATAACTGATGGGGTTTCATGGAATTATCCAAATTCTGGTTCATCGTGGACAATATCAGGTGATGTAACTCCTACTTTAAAAATTACTGGTAGTTTAGGTGGAAGTTGGATATATCAGTCTGGCTCTGGTGTTTATGATTTAACGAGATATGATCAAAGTTTTTATACACAACCAGGTGCAGATGGAGTGTCTGAAGCTTTTAGCTATCGCCCAACTGATATTAATATGGATGTAACAGATGCAATAAAATTATGGATTAATGGAAGTGCTGGCGTTACTATTAATAATAATGGGTTTTTACTTAAATTTTCTGATGCAGATGAACAAGCAGGAACCACTACAGGATATGTAAGATTCTTTAGTAGAGAAACACATACTATATATGTTCCTAGACTTACCATGTATTGGGACGATAGTGCGTATTCTAGCACTTTAGATGCACTTAATTTAGAATCATATATCATATATCCAAAATTAAAAAATGTGTATAAAGACACGGAAATAGCTCGTATACGCTTATATGGTCGGGATAAATATCCACAAAAATCAGCAACAAATTTATTTCCTTTACAAACCGTAAAACGATTACCAGCAACTACTTATTATTCAATAATTGATGCTGCTACAGATGAAACAATAATTCCGTTCGATAATATTTATACTAAAGTGAGTTGTGATACTACAAGCAACTTCATTTATTTAGATATGAATGGATTGATGCCAGAGCGTTATTATCGCATAGCATTAAAAATTGTAGATGGATTCACTGAGCAGTATATTGATAATGAATATTATTTTAAAGTAGTTAGATAATGAGTAATCAAAATAAAATTTTAAGTTTACGAAAATTAGATCGAGTTGGCCAAAAAATTTCGCCTGAGCAATTATCGGTTGCTGTTGAACAACAAAGATCAATACAACAGTATGTAAAAAATGGTTTAGAATATGTCATGAATGGTGGTTATGTAACAACGCTACTTGGACAACGTATAATAAATCAACGAAATGAATCTGGTGAATTTATTTTAATTGAAAATACTGATGATATTGATATAACTAATCAAAGTTATTATATTGAACCAAATTATGAACAATTGCAACAAGTATCGGTAAATAATGTTATTGATACTCAATTTAGATATTTTAAATTTCCTCCGGCAATAACTGTAACACCAGTTAGACAACTTCCTGATACCGAAATTAATTTCGAAACCAATGATGATTTAAAAGCATACCAAGCGGCGGTATTAGAAGCTTTAGCAGCAGCACAAGCAGCACAAGAACCAGCACAAGAAGGTGGCGGAAGTACATCTGGCGAAAGAAATGGATTTGATATTATTAATGTTACTGACAATATATACTTATCGTTTAGTATTTTAGTTCGTGAGTTCAACCGTCAAATCCCGACTCTTTATCCAGCCGATCAAGTATTACGTACAGGATTTAATTGGCCAGATAATAAATTTTTAGGAGAAAGTGAATCTGCATTAGAAAAAATTGTAGCGGCGAGCGCTATAGGTTTAGCACTAGGCGGAGCCATCGGCGGTGCGTTATTTTTTGCTCCGGTTGCAATTACATTATCAGCTCCAGCTGCTGGGCTCGTAGGAGGATCTTTAGTTGGATTGCTTGCAAATGGCGGATTAAAAGCTGATAAAAACTATGTTACTATTTCATATCAATTATCGGGACAATATGAAGATGGACAAGATGCAGATGGAAATACATATGGATTGCGCGCGTTATTTGTAAGAGGTACTTCAGATTCTGAAAAAACTGGTAAAGACTTATATAATAAGGCAAAACAAGCTGATAAAGATAAAAACTTTAAACGATTAAATGAAGGTTTACAGACAGTAAGTGGTGTTGATGATAATGGAGAAACTATTTCAATAACATTTGGAACTATTCAAATCCAATCACCAACTAACAAATATGAAGATGATTATTATTTAATAATTGAAGTTGGTTTTGGCTCTGATGCAAAAGATTTTGTTGGCATTGAAGAAACAAGATTAAAATTAGGTCCTATTACTACCGTTAAAGCTAAAACAAAAGATAGAGACGGTGGAACTGAATTAGAAATAGAAAATAAAAACAATTCTCAGCCAGATTTTAAATATATTAATACTTACCCAGTATAACATATTATGCTAACACAATATAAAAATATCGATAAAATCCAGAGCAGTAATAAAGCAATTACTGCAAATAGATTTACTGATGAAGAAATTTCATTATTTAAATATATAGTACCAAAAATTGAATGGGGATTTTCTGGAAATTATCGAACTGAATTACATGTTTATTCTGGCGATACGTGGATTACTGGTAATCATAAGGTAGATATTAAACTACCAGAAAAACTATTAACATCAGTAACTGATCCTATAACAAATCAAACTATTAGTTTACCAAGAGCGCCGCTTAGTATTGATTTATACAATGAATTTGATAAATTAAATTTAACTAGAGGTAATTATAGAGTTGCATTTAACTTTTTTAGAAATTTAATTGGTAGTTATGATAATCAGCACCTACGAATAGATGAAATATCTCCGGATCGTACTGAAATACGATTAAAAGCAATTGATGCAACAGATGATG